GAGCCGGTTTCATATCCGCCAGGGTAATGCTGAACTGATCGTGCAGCTCGTCGCCCAGGTGACGCTTTGAAGATGCCAGCACGCGCTCGGCTTCCGCGAATCGGTCAGCGGCATTCGGCTCGTCGGGCTGGGGCAGGGAGTTGATCGCCGCTTCCACCTTGTTGCGTGCATCCACCAGGTAGTAACGCTTCACGGCTTTGTTTTTCAGCTCGGTGAAGAGGGCAGATCCCAGCGTAGCTTTCGCGGTTTCGATGTCGGCACGCAGCGCTTTGGCACTATCTACATCCTGAGCGGCTTCAATGCGGTCGCGGAAATCCTTGGCCAGAGTGTCGATATTTACAGATGGCTCCTGAGAATCCTGCTTGTTTACAACATTTTCACTTTTGATATCAGCCAGGCTCATTTTCTGAGCCGGTGCCGGATTAATTTCCCTTTCGGTGGGCTGCTCAATCTCATCAGGCGTGTAAACACCTAGGATCACGTGTGGGCAGTACAAGCGCGCCCAATATTTCACGCCGAGGTAGGCTATTTGCTGGTCTGGCTTTGAAACCCACAGCGGCGAATTTCGAGTAACCACCTGCGACAGGTAAAGAGGTTTATCCCAGGTTATTTCACTTTCTCCACGAAGAATTGCTCCGACTTCAACATAAAGACCTTCTTCGTCTTCATCAGTCCAGTCGCGAACGCGTTCGGTAACAGTGTACTTACCGTTCTTACCCATTTTTTCACGGGTCACTTCTTTGGTTTTGGTGCAACGTTCCCAGTCGCCGCCGTAGCGATAATGAAAACGGCCATGAATGGCGCTGGAACTGGTAATTACGGCGTTAACAAGCTGCGCTTCGTAACCCAACTGGCCGTTGACCAGGTGAGTTTTTTGCGCCACCGCGTAAGGGTTCATGCCCCACTGCATGGCTTGCATAACAATCGCCATGCAATCCGCAGGCTTTCCTGCCAGGTGCGCAGGTACTGTAACGACAGACTGGGCCATCAGCCCGGCGAAAGCCTGCAACTGACCCAGTGCCTGAACGTTGAAAATTGAGTTGCTGGCAGAGATAGTGTTTGGAGCCTGCTGCTCAGCAGTTACGATATTCATGTTTTCCATCATCATTCCCCTTATGCCTGAGTACGCAGCGCTTCGAGGCGGCGCAGGTCGAAGTCGTTCAGTTCGTCGGTATAGTCGGCAGTGATTGGTGCTGGCCATTCACCTGTGTCGAATCCAGTTGCGATAGCGCGCATCGCTTTGCGGTACTCAAGCATGCCCAGCTCCAGCAGTTCAGCGGATGCCTCGATGATGGCGATCCAGTGGTAGTTCTCGTCTTTGTTGACGAAAATCCAGAAGAACTGGTCAAGCGCCGCGGTTTCGCAGTACATAGCCGCGCTCAGGTGATAGTCTCGGTCAATGATTTCCCGGTGCAGTCTGGCGCGCAGGCTTTCTTGCTTGACGTTCCACATGCTGATGGTTTTCAGGTCTGCACCGATACGCACGCCGTCCAGGTCGATCTCAAGGTCAGGGCGCACACGAATTTCCAGGCCCGTCTCCTCATCAAAGCCGAAGTAACTCACCTCGACGGCTCGGCTCGGTTGGGTCAGCAGCATGCCGGCGGTCGGGTGTGCAAGAAGCGCTTTTTGAATATTCAGCGCGGTGCTCATCTGCTGGCGGGTGACCAGCACTTTACCTTCCGGGTTATCGTGCCAGGCATCCAGCAACTCGTCGGCAAACACGGCATCTGGTTTGACTGCCTTCACGGCCTGGATCATTTCTGCTTTGGTACCGGACACTTTCAGTGGCGCCGGTTTCTGTGCTTCCTGAGCCACAAGGTCAGGGTTGATAATTGCCAACTGCTCCAGCAACGCGTCACGGCTGCCGCTGGTTTTAACCGGCGTCGGCAGGGTGGCGTTGTACTCTTTGATGCAAGCCTTCATTGCCGTCGCCGTTTGCTTCTGGTCACCATCAATACGCTGGAAGTCAGCTGGCAGCGCCATATAGTTCTGCGCCGTTTCTTCCAGGCTAGCGCCAAGCGGAACCTGCGGCGGCAGGGTGGCGTTGTACTCTTCCAGTAACACCTTGATGTCGTCGGCAGACAGCAGCGCCGGCAGGCTGGCATTGTGCTCATCGATAAAGGCGCGCAGGGTCGCGGCCGTTGTGAATGCGCCTTCCGGGATTACCGGTTCAACGCTGAATTCTGCGTCCAGTTGTTCAGGCTGCAACGCCAGCGCATGCACCAAGTTGCCCATGTCCAGCACCGCGGAGCGCTCTTTGACGATGGTTTTCTCAACGTGGCGCGCATTGAAGTACATCAGCGACACACGGGCATCTTTCACCTGGGTGGAGCTGATGCCGTTGGCGGCGTGGTAAACCTCGTTCGGCAGACCTTCATAGCGGCCTGGCTCGAAATAAGCAGGATATTCAACAGCTGGTTCTCCCTGCTGCAGTTCTGGCTCGCTTTGTTCCGGTTCTGGCTCATTCTGGTGTGCAGAAACGCTATTCTGGCTGGCTGAATCTGTTTTATGGTCAACGCTCGCCTGTTCCTGATTTGCCAGGCTTGGCGCGGCAGCGGCGAGTATCTCTGCCGGTGCTACGGTAACTGCTTGCGTATCAGCTGCATCAGCGCCTTCGCTTGGTTGTACCGGATCAGTATTTTCGACTTTCTCAGGCTGAGTCGTTTCCATCTGCACATCGCTGGTGGTCTCCGCTGCGTTTTCCGTTTTTTGGACTTCATTTGAGGAGGTATTGATGACCGGATCTGTATTTCCACCCATTAGGGCATCGATGGAGAAGATTCCACCTCCGAGATTTTCAACTTTTGGCTGATTGGCTGCTTCCTCAGCGCGGCGGCGCGCACCTTCTTCACGAACACGCTGTAAGTTCTCTTCATGAGTTGCGGTGGCTACACGGTGGGTCATTTCCCATTTCGGATCTGTTGGGTCGCTGATACCCTCGACAAACTCACCTCGTTCGGCTGCCAGCTGCTTGTCCACGTCTTCGCGTGAAATAACTGGAGAGGCAGAAGGGAGCGGCATTAACTCGGTTGTGGAGTTGAAATTTGTAGTCATTGTTCGATTAACAAATTCCAGATGAGCAGCTGGTGTCTTGTGGATGTTTTCAGGAGCGATACGCACAAGATTGAAGATTGCTATGCGGTTCACCGCCAGCACCCCTGGTTGATTACGCAGGATGTTGCTCCACGATTTCCACGGCTCCTCTTTTTTAGCGACAATTTCCTTAGCGCGACGCAGTACGCTGCCAGGTATTTCGTGTGGGTTGAAATCCATAGGCAGCAGGGCGCATGCGATCTCAAGATCGAGAGTGTCCAGCGTATGGTGCGCGCCTTCGCCGCGGTCGGTAACATAGCCGCCATCAGCGTTAGTGCCGGAATCAGTACGCTGCACGCTGCTGATGCGGTTTCCGGCAGCCCATTCGCGCGCCAGGATGCCGCGATCGATATAATCAGTCGCCGCCCAGATTTTGGTGAAACGGAGAACCAACGCGAGTTCGTGACGTTTCTCCAGGCTGAACACCTTGCGAATGGCGTCGGTGTAGCGCCACAGGTCTTTGGTATCGTAGCCCTTAACCTCTTCGCAGTTTTCTGCCGCCAGCAGCAGGTTCTGGACGTAGCTGTTGTCAGTGTCCATCTCCAGCGCGCTGATAGCTTCGTACTCTTCGCGGACGAGGTGATGGCGAATCTGGTCCGCTGTCAGTTGAGACAGCAGTTGTTTACGGAAGGGCATTCTGCACACTGGATAACGGGTGTTTTCGTCGTCGTACTCGCCAATCTGGATACCGCCATCATTAACGTTTTCCTGAGCAGCCGAGCTATTTTCATTGGTGGTGCTTTCTGATTTGATAAGGGTCAGCTTTCCACCATTCCATTCTGCAACTAACTGATTGCGGTCGCCGGCATCGACTCTTACCCAGTCAGCCATAAAGGCGGCAAGCACCTTAACTTCATGTTCTTCGTTTGGTGCGAAAATTTCCTTAACAGCCTGGATCATCTTCCACTCAGCGTTCAGGCTGAGTTCTGCAACTTGAGGGATGTCGTTCTTCGCCAGCAGCAGGTTCTGGAGATAGGTGTTGCCTTCATCCAGTGACATTTCGCTGGCAGCCAGTTGCTGCTCTTTGCTGATATGCGTCTGATATTTGTCGCTGGTCAGGTGGAAGGCAAAACGGACCGCTGGAGTGCGGTTTTCAAGCGTGACACTCTCGTCGGTAGTCTCGACTTTAACGGTCGTTTCCGGTGCGGCAGTGTTGCCCACGATTTCAGGTGACCCAGCGCCAGCCTTTGGCAGCCAGGTGCGGCCGTCTTCCTGCAGTTCGTAGCGCTCGCACCAGGTGAAATCTACTGCGCCCTCTTCTGGCAGGTCGTTATATACCGGGAAATCGGTGCGGATCGGTTTGGCGTAGTCTTTACCGCGGCCAGTTTCTTCAATGCCGGCTTCTTCCAGTGCCACATCGAGTTGAAGATTGGCGCGGGCTGCACTTTTCGCAGTGAACCAAATCACCGCATCTTTCTTGCCAGACTTCTGACTGGCTTTAAGCAGATGGAAAAATTCCATGTCAGATCCTCATTTTTGGATGTAAGATCCCCGGGCCAGAGATAGCGCCCATTGGGTGTGTTTTTGGTTTGGTATAAATTCCGGTGTAACTTTGGTCGGTGGCACCGGACGTGAATCCCGCCTTGCGCGGGGTTTTCGTTATGCTTCGTGAGCCATCTGGTCGAACGAAGCGCAACGTACTGAACAGTAATCGCGTTGTTCGCGTTTCAGCTGCGAGCCGTGGATGAAGAGCAGTTCGTTTTTAACTTCCTTCCCTTGCTCGATCGGCTTGCGGCAGTACGCGCATTTCTTCAACATCATCGTCTCCTCAGAATTTCGCCGTGGTGTCTGCTGGAACCTCATCGGCGCGTACAATTTTTTCTACCGGGTAACAGTTTCCTGTCACGTGCTGTTCAACAGCTGCCTGTTCGCACTGCTGCTGGCTCTCATAGACATCAACCACTACGTCCTGGAAATCGCCATTGGTCATGCCAATCGTCAGCACTAATGCAAAAAGAGTATTCATCAGTGCGTACCTGCCGGGACCAGATGCGGTTCGATGCTGCGTGAGGCATATGGCCGGCGTATGTGACGCAGATTTCCCTGCGGTTCATGCCAGTAAGTGCCGTCGCTGTAGTTAAAAGAGACCAGCCATGCTGCTCCGGTTCGTTGGTTGCGCATTGGAACAGCGCGACCGCTGTTTGGTACTGATGGGTTGCCTTTCATCTCAATCCCCTTGTTTGCCCTTGTCGCCAGGCTGGCGGAACATTTCTTAACCTGACAACGGTGCGCGTGTTGTCGATGGAATGAAGTGTGCAACAATAAGTTTCGATTGTAAAGTGCGATGAAAGTATTTATTTCGTGTGGGGGCGAAAAAAAAAGGCACGCGGAAGGTGCCTTTTCCAATTGGATGTTTCGTTTTTACTTTTTAGCGTTGTTTATAAGGTCAAAAACATCACTCTTCAGAAGCTCTATGTCGCGCAGAACTCCTTGGGTATGAAGGATTAGCCTTAACTTTTCAGCCTCAGGCAACTGGTTAAACAATGAGAGCATAACCAATTCTGTCTCATCCAGCTGTCTTTGAGCTGGCTGCTCTCCAGACACACCCTCTTCGTAAACATCAGAAGGCAAGAAGAACCAATGCTCTGGCTTTCCGGTAGCAGCTGCCAGGCGTTTTAATCTATCTCCGCTGGCAACGCTTTTACCTTTAGCCCAATTCTGCACAGCCGTATGCGAAAGCATGACTTTTTTCGCAAGGTCGGATTTATTCCAGCCCTTTTCAGTCATGACTTGTTGAATTCTTTTGGCAAAAACCGAGTTGGTCATCTCATTCATAAATTCATTTTACAACCTAAGGTTTCGCTAGGCACTAAAACAATATGTTTCGTTTGTTGAAACATAAACTTTCGTCGTGTATGCTTCGATCCATCTACTGAAGGAGAGCATATGAACAAAGATATCCAAGAAAAAATCAGCAAAGCCGCTTCTCGTGCATGTATCGGAAAGCACTTTGGTATCAGCGGGCAGGCAGTTGGAAAATGGATTCACGAGAATGGGGTTCCCCAGAAGCGAATTATCCAACTTTGTGAGTTTCTCAACTGGGCTGTAACTCCACATGAGATCGATCCAAAGGCTTACCCAAACCCAACCGACGGACTACCAAAGCAAGGAGCGTAATCATGCAAGCTCTAAACACTCATCAAGATACCGCTTTTCTCGGTAACCAACTGATAAACCGTTATCAGGAACGAGAAAAGGAAATTAGCCCGGAAAAAATTCGTGATGCTGTCCGCGCTTGGGCCTCATCCATCAACAACCAGGATGTGGTTGCCGGACTCATTGTCGAAGAATGGGAGCGACAGGGCGGTCATGAGTTGGATTTTCCGGCCGACCTTAGCCGCCAGCGTCAAAAGCTATTTCGCTGGCTCGATGGCGCCACCCCGACGTCAAAGGCGAATGTTCGCTTACTTACCCCGGCAATTATGGCTGTTCTGCCGCTGGAATTTCGCGGTCGTCTCGTTTCTCAGGATTGTTTCATGACCCGATTCGCTGCAATGGAGAAGGAAATCAGCGAAGCGAAACGCGCGGTAATTCTGAAGGCGCCACAGCACCAACTGGTGAAAGAGGTGAGAGAGGGCATTGAACACCTGCTGGCGCTTCTGCCAGGGGAGGCTGTTGTTCAGGTTCTGAGTGGTCTCGCGGTCATGGGCCCAGGCGTCATGTGAGGTGCGCAGTGAATCATGTCGAATTTATTGAAAAGCACGTTCGCGAAGAACTTATCCGGCAGGGCTTCACCGCAGCTGTCGCGCAGGGGGGGGCATTTCAGGCCGTCGATATGTACAGACGAATGTCTCAGGCAAGTCGTAAGGGGAGGATTTTCGATGATGTTTTGCGTCACGCGAAGTTGTGGGCAGAGAAACAGACAGTTCCGGCAGATCGGTTGGAGTCGAAACGCGTTAAGCGTGAGAAGCAGCAGGGTCTGTTCTGAAAAGGTGAAAGCCGCGGTGCGCGAACACCAACGGCCTTCGGGTGCAAATACGTCCGGTAGTTGCGGAGAGCAGTATGTCAAACACCGCTGAAATTTACAAATTCCCTACGCAAGAGGGGAAGCAGGAGAGTCGCATGGCTGAACTGGAGAACGGCTATTTGCGTTTAGCCAACCAGATCCAGGATGCCCTGTGTATCGTCGAGCTATCGGGCCGCGAATTCCGCGTTCTGAACGCTATAGTCCGCCTGACCTATGGCTGGTCCAAAAAGTCGGACAGGATAGCCAATAGCCTCATTGCGGACAAAACCACACTGAAGGTGAAGCACGTTTCAGAAGCGGTGCTGAGTCTCGCTTATCGGAACATCATCATCCTCCGCCGCATTGGGCAAACCAGATACATTGGGATTAATACCCACCTGGATAAGTGGGCCTACGCAAAGCCAAATTGCACAAGATGCCCAGCGGCTTTCCCGGCTGCTGAAACTGTCACATGGGTTATCTCAATCCCAGAAGTCAGTTATTACCAACCCCAGAAACAGGGATGGTTATCCCCTAAAACAGGGATAGCTATCCCTGAAAACGGGGATGGTGAAAATAACCGTCAAACCATCCCTGAAAACGGGGATGGTTATCCCCGAAAACAGGGAAAGGGATCCCCGGAAACAGGGAACACCAAAGACATTCTTCCAAAGACAAATATAAAAACAGATCTAACCCCCTCTAATCCCCCAAAGGGGAAGGTTAAGTTTGACCCGCTCAGTGTGCCGATCCCTGAATGGCTGAATGCAACCTCTTGGGAGGAATGGGTCACATACCGTCGCCAGGCCGGTAAGCCCATTAAAACCGAGATGACAGTGACCAAGGCTTTCAACCTGCTGAAAGAGTGTCTGGACGAAGGCCACGATCCGGTAGCCGTTATAAATGCGAGCATTGCCAATGGTTATCAGGGCCTGTTCAAACCGAAATTCGCCTTTGGCGGCAGCAAGGCTGGCCGTGACGTGAACCAGATATCCAAGCCTGACAGCAAAATTCCACCAGGTTTCAGGGGGCATCAATGAAAAACGTTATGGGTACTGGCAGCGCACTCGAGCGCCTGAAGAAAATCATCCCGGCCAGCGTTCAGCCAAAATTCACCAGCGTTGAAGAGTGGCAGGCGTGGCAGGAAACCGAAGGTCGTAAGCGGTCCGGCGAAATCGACAAGATGAACCAGCGCGCCCGCTCAGAAAAGATTTTCGGTCGTGCCGGCATCCAGGCACTGCATCGCAGTTGCTCGTTCGCAAATTACGAGGTGAATGGTCCGGAGCAGCGCCAGGCATACAGCATGGCAAAAAGCTACGCGCAGAACTTCGGCGGCGGCAGCTTCGCAAGCTTTGTATTCAGTGGAGCGCCAGGAACCGGTAAGAACCACCTCGCCGCGGCAATAGGCAATCACCTGCTGGGCGCTGGCCACTCGGTTCTGGTGGTGACCATCCCTGACCTGATGCTCCGTGTTCGTGAATGTTACGACGACGGACAGTCCGAATCGTCACTGCTAAATGACCTGTGCAATGTTGATCTCCTGGTGTTGGATGAGGTCGGTATTCAGCGAGGCTCCAGCGGCGAGAAGGTCATCATCAATCAGGTCATTGACCGCCGACTCTCCTCGATGCGTCCGGTTGGCATTCTTACCAACCTGAATCACGGTGAACTGGTCAACACCCTGGGCGCGCGCGTTATGGACCGTCTTCAGATGGATGGCGGTATCTGGGTGAACTTTGACTGGTCAAGCTACCGCACAAAAGTGTCGCACCTGCGTCCTGTTAAATAATTTCGGAAGGAAAGCTATGAAAACCGTAATTCAAGTACTGGAAAAAATGGGCCGGGCGACATACCGCGAAGTGGCAGCCCGTCTGGATATCGACCCGGTTGATGCGCTTACCATGTTACGTGAGCAGCGTGACCAGGGGTTATGCGATTTTGGCGATGGTGGCTGGTTCATCGGTACCGTGACAGGTCAGCCTCAGCAGTCAACGCCAAAGGCTCCTGTGAATCCGGCCCCGCGTCTGAAAGGTGAGGAGCCGGAACCCGTTGATCCTGATGTCGTCCGACAGCAGCTGCGTGAGCAGGGGGCAATGACGACAGTTTCGCTGGCCGCGGCCGTCAATCGCAATGCCCGTGGGATGGTCTCTGTACTTCACGCGCTGGAGCGCCAGGGCGTTGTGGTTAAGAACGGGCAGGGCAAAGGCGTAACCTGGTCGCTGCCGGCGTCCTCGACAGAACCGGAGCCAGAACCTGCTGCTGAATCTGTAACCGCAGTCAGTGCTGAGCCTGAATTGGCCGCTACCGCGCAGCCGAAGGATATCGCGCAGATTATCAGGGAGATCCCCTCGTTCACCGAAGGGCGAGCAACTGCCCAGACCATTCCGACCGCTCGGGTGATCTCCCGCGAAATCCGCCGCGCCAGAAACAAGCTGGCGAGCCTGGAGAAACTGCGCGATGCGGTGCGCGTAGTCGGTCGGCATAAACATCTCGTTCAGCATCTGGTAAACGCGGAGGTGGAAAATGGCAAGGCCTAAGACCCAAGAGGAACGCAGCCTGTTCATCGCCTGGATCATCGAGATGGTGAAGAAGCATGGCCACGCGACGACCAAAGACATTGTTGCAATGTTTGGTCTGCATCGCACCACCGCTGAGAAATACATAAGAGTTGCGGTGGAACGGGGGAATCTGATCCGCCATGGTCGCTGCGGCATCTTCCGCGACCAGCGCGCAGTTATCGACTTTGACAGGGAGCGTTTTACGCACCGGGGAGCAACAGAATGATCACCGAGAAAGATAACGTTTTTTATTGTGACTGCGGATTTTCCTTTGAGAGAGGGCGCAGCGGGAATCATGAATGCGGTGACGGTCTTCGCGTGAAACTTGAATTATTCCGAACCGCATTCATGGAATACAGCGATAAGACAGATTGGGTGCAGACTGATAAACGTTTTGACGTTATTAAGCCCTGGGGTAAGCACCGCGCCGACGTGCTGAGGGAATTTATTGAACATTTGGAATCAAAGCTGGTAGCAGCAGAAAGTGGATTCCCCCCGCTCACCGTTGAGCGATTAATACGCGAGAAAGGCGCTCTTGAAAAGCGCGTAGCAGAACTGGAGGCGCGGGAAGTGAGGCTGCCGCAGCGCTTTGACGTGCATTCATATTCTTGCTCAGAAGAACCTGACGGCGAATGGTATGCACGCGATGATGTATTGGCTGCTCTTGCTAATGCCGGTGTCCGCTTCTACGAGGAGGGCTGATATGGACCCGTTATTGCAATACGCCTGCAGGCGAGTAGCTGAACTGGAAAGCCTGCTGCTTGTGGAGGTATCAGAAACTGTCTGGCCTGCCGAAGTCGGAATGGTCTACAGCCAGATTGAAAACGCCGGGGATCTCCCGGCGCACCACCAGCGCCGCCTGCAGCATCACATCAATCGGATGTGGCTGGAACGAATGCCGGTACCGTCAATTGTCGCTGCTGCCCGTTCTCTGGCAGCCGCCATGGAGGAATACGCGTGAGAGAGATTATCGTTGATAACTTTGCCGGAGGCGGCGGGGCGAGCACGGGCATTGAGTTGGCTACCGGCCGGAGCGTGGACATTGCGATCAATCACGACCCGAACGCCGTGGCGATGCACACCACCAACCACCCAGACACGTTGCACTACTGCGAATCCGTGTATGAGGTTAAGCCGAAGATTGCAACTGCCGGTCGCCCAGTAGGGCTCGCCTGGTTCTCGCCGGACTGTCGTCATTTCTCAAAAGCCAAGGGCGCTAAGCCGGTTGAGAAAGCCATACGCGGTCTTGCATGGATCGTGATTCGCTGGGCGCTGGAAGTCGGCCCGCGCGTGATGATGCTGGAGAACGTGGAAGAGTTTAAAACGTGGGGGCCGCTGCTGGTCGGAGAGATGCGTCCGGATCCTGAGCGCTCCGGTGAAACATTCGAGGCGTTTATTGGCATGCTGAGCACCGGCGTGCCCGCTGATCACCCTGCGCTTTTGGAATGCTGCGAGTTCCTGCAATTGTCACCGGACAGTGAGCAGGTGCATCAGCTGGTGGCCGGGCTCGGTTATGACGTGGACTATCGCGAACTACGTGCATGCGACTATGGCGCTCCGACCATCAGGAAACGCTTTTTCATGGTGATTCGCCGGGATGGGCAGCCGATCGCCTGGCCGCAAGCAACCCACGCGGATCCGAAGTCGCCAGCTGTCCAAATGGGCAGACTGGCGCCATGGCGGACCGCCGCAGAGTGTATCGACTGGTCGATTGGTGCGCCGTCTATCTTTGATCGCAAAAAGCCGCTGGCGGAGAACACGCTGAAGCGCATCGCCCGCGGTATACAGCGTTTCGTCCTGGATAACCCGGCGCCGTTTATCGTGAAGTGCAACCACACCACGACGAAAGGTAAATACGACTGCTTCCGCGACCAGGCGCTGGAGGAACCGCTGCAGACCATTACCAAAACCCATGGATATGCGATAGCCGTGCCGCACTTGACCAAGTTCCGCACCGGTGCCACTGGGCAACCAGTAACTGAGCCGGTACCAACGGTCACCGCTGGCACATCCCGGCGCCCGGGCGGCAATGGGCATGCTCTCGGAGTAGTTGAGGCAGCGCTTACACCGTTCCTGGCTGGCAACGGCGGCAGTGAATACCAGGCGAAGCCGCGACCGCTGGACAAGCCAGCTCATACCATCATGAAACAGTCCCGTGCGTGCGTGGTTGCCCCTGTTATCGCCAGGCAGTTCGGCGCCAGCGTAGGACATCGGGCAGACGAACCCAGCGCGACAATCACTGCTGGTGGCGGCGGAAAATCTCAGCTGGTGATGCCCACGCTTATTCAGATGGGCTATGGCGAACGCCCTGGGCAGGAGCCTCGCGTACTAGGTCTGCATAAGCCACTGGGCACGGTCGTCGCCGGTGGCGGCAAGTTCGGGCTGGTGGCCGCTAATCTGGTTAAGCACTATGGCGGGAATTACCAGGGGGCTGGGGTGGGCATGGACGAGCCGATGCATTCAGTGACAACTGTCGATCATCATGCGGTTGTCGCTGCGCATCTGATGGTCAATAACACTGGTCATCCGGGCGGGGAAGTGGGGAAGCCTACGCATACCATCACCACGGGAAATCACCACGCCACGGTTACTTCTCACCTGGTGAAGCTTCGCGGCACCTGCCGGGACGGGCAGCGCACCGATGAGCCGATGCCGACTGTTACCGCCGGCGGCACGCATGTGGGAGAAGTGAAAACACTGCTTGCCGTTGACGGGTACGACGAGCTGCGCGCGCAGCAGGCACTGGAGTTCCTGCGCGAATACTGCGGCCCGGACAGCACCGGGCTGGTGACCATCGAAGGTGTGGTGTACCGCATCGTAGATATCGGCATGCGCATGCTGCAGCCACATGAGCTATACCGGGCGCAGGGCTTCCCTGAGTGGTACATCATCGACAGAGACTACCGCGGCGTGAAGTATGCGAAGGACAAGCAGGTAGCCCGCTGCGGAAACGCAGTTCCGCCGTCGTTCGCCGAGGCGCTTGTGAGAGCAAATCTCCCTGAGTTTTGTCAATCGAAAGAAATTGCTGCATAAAAATGCCATATTATTCAACCCGCTACGGCGGGTTTTATTTTTGCTTACTGACATGGAATTAACATTTTGTGCTCTTAAGGCGTTGACCATTTTTCCATGTAGGTATACTGTATAAAAACACAGTAAAAGCAAGGGAGGCTACCATGAAAGTTGAATTAACCATTGATCGTACAAAAGAACTTCCTAAGGGCGCATTACCGGCGCTGGAAAAAGAACTATTAAAACGACTTCAGAATCAATTCGAAGATTGCAGCCTTGTTATCCGTCGTGCAGGCTCAGATGGATTAAATGTTTATGGCGGCGCCAAGGAAGCAAAGAAAACAGTCGAAGGGATTCTTCAGGATACATGGGAAAGTGCAGACGACTGGTTCTACTAAGGTTTTTTCAGGGGTAGCGCTCATTTTCAGAATAACGCAATTTGCGAATCCCTTTGATGCTGCTGCCGACAATTTCTAATCGCGTCTGTATGTCGCTCAGGGGGATTTCGTGGAGGATGTAGCTCAGTCAGATCTACGAGTGACCATAACCGATGGGAAAGGAAAAGAGCTGCTGACCTTCAGTATGGGGGCGGAAGAGCGGTATATAATTTCCACCAACGACAGTTCCATAACTCACAGAAAACTAAGCAGGGACGATCGTTACTGGTCGAAGGAAACCATAATGGAAGTTGTAAGGGAAATGACTTCAAAAAATTGACTAGTCACTACGTACGCAATCATAATTCTTGAGCTGGCCTGAACAACCAGCAACCTGACCTCGATGCGCCACGGAGTGAACACCATGGCGCAGTTACAACTCATCAAACAGTCCTCAGGGATCCTGATCCCGGCCACGCCGGAGAGCAGCGATTTACTGCAATCAAAAATAAAGCTCGGCGCCGTGCTGGTGGCCGACTTCAAACAGGTACGCAATCCAGCGTTTCATCGCCGTTTCTTCGCTTTGCTGAATCTGGGCTTCGAATACTGGGAGCCAACCGGCGGCGCGATATCCTCCAATGAGCGCAAGCTGGTTACCGGCTACGCTAAATTCCTGGCCTCCTATGGCGGCAATGAAGGCGCACTACTTGATGCCGCTGAGCACTATCTTGAGCAGGTAGCGAGCCGCCGCGTCACGAACGGGATCAGCCTCTGTAAATCCTTCGATGCATACCGCGCCTGGGTGACTATTCAGGCCGGGCATTACGATGCCATAAAGCTTCCGGATGGCACCCTTCAGAAACATCCTCGCAGCATCTCATTCGCGAACATGGACGAAATCGAGTTCCAGCAGCTGTACAAAGCCGCGCTCGATGTCCTCTGGCGCTGGATATTGTCAAAAGCGTTCAGGGACCAGCGCGAGGCGGAGAACGCCGCTGCGCAGCTCATGAGCTTCGCGGGGTGATGGGGATGAAGCATTCCTGGTTCCATCATACCGATTGCACAACCCAGCAGGCCGATGAACTCATGGAGGAATACCAGCGCCGCGGCGTGAAGGTAGAGCGTAGCTTAAACCCGGATTACACCAGCTGGACAGTCAGCGCATTCCTCCCTACCTCCACCAATCCGCCGCGGGCAGATAACCGCTGGCGTAACCGGGTATGGGGGTAATCATGGCTAAGTTACCGCGCCGTAAGTGCGCATATCAGGGTTGTCGCCAGTGGTTCCACCCTGTACGCGAAGGGCAGGTGGTTTGTTGCTTTGAGTGCGCCAGCGCGATCGGCAAAGAACAGACTGCAAAAGCCCGTGAAGCCGCTAAGCAGAAGGAAGCGAAGCGCCAGCGCACCGAAGAGAAGGCCGGCCGTCAGCGCCGCAAGGCAAGACTGGCAGAACTCAGACCTGCCGGGTACTACAAGACGCAGGCTCAGCAGGCTTTCAACGCCTTTATTCGGGCGCGTGATGCCGGTTTGCCATGCATCAGCTGCGGAGAGACTAACCCACCCGATCTCCACGGCGGCCAATGGGATTGCGGCCACTTCAAAACGGTCGGCGCTAACCCTGAACTTCGCTTTGAAGAGCGCAACGCCCATAAGCAGTGCAAATCCTGTAATGCCGGAGCTGGCAAGTACACCGCTAAAGAGGCGACTGTAGCACAGCAATACGAAGCAGGCCTGGTCGCTCGTTACGGGCAGGAGTACGTCGACTGGCTCAACGGCCCCCACAAAATGACCAACTACCGCCGCGAAGACTTCATTCGGATCCGGGATGAGTACCGCGCCAAACTCAAATCCCTTAAACAGCAGGAGGCAGCATGAAGCCAGATACGATAGAGACACTCCGTACGTGCTGGCTGCGCCTGCGAATTTACCGCCGCCCGGGTTCCGTGCTGGTGGATTACCGCATTCTTAGAAACCTATTTCGCATTTACCAGATAGCAGGAGCCGCAGCATGAACCTAGAAAACACAGTGAAATTTCACTTCGCAAAGTCCACGTTGATCAGCGACTCTCCGCGCGCCACTGGTTCAGATTCGCTGACCGGGACGGATGTCATGGCGGCCATGGGCATGACCCAGGAACGCGCCGCCATGGGATACAGTGCCTTCCTCGGCAAGATGGGCATCAGTTACAACGATCGGGCGAGGGCGATTGAGTTGCTGGCTGAGTACGCGTTAACCAAATGCGATAAAGTTGCCGCGCTGCGCAAGCTGGACGATGCGGTTAAGCCACTGGTAATGCGCCAACTGGCCACATTCGCTTTCGAGGATTATTCTCGCAGCGCCGCCAGCGTGAAACAGTGTGATTGCTGCTCGGGTCAGGGATTCATTGAGGCTGATGTTTTCACGATGAAATCGCACTACACCATGAAGCTTCCACAGTGGGCAAAAGACCTTAAGCAATCACCGAGTGATTTCGAGGTTAAGCGCCAAGTGAAAGAAGTCGCGAAGGTACTTTGCTCGACCTGCAAGGGAAAAAAGGTTGTCAGTTGCGCCTGCAAAGACTGCCACGGGCGCGGTAAAGCAGTGAATCAGGATCTCACTGAAAAGCAGGGTGTGCCGGTTCTGGCCGACTGTAAGCGCTGCGGCGGACGTGGATATGAGCGTATCCCCTCCACCGAAGCATACGCGGCTGTTTGCCGTATTACCGATGCGATATCTGTTGCCACCTGGGAAAAGTCGGTTAAGCGGTTCTACGACCAGTTGATCACTAAATTCGACATTGAAGAAGCGTGGGCGGAGGCGCAGCTTAAACAGATTGCAAAATAGCGATCGATAAAATAGCTCATTATTCTATAGTGAGCTATTTACTTTTCCGGAAACTGTGTTAATTTGGCTCTAACGATGGGCGTTGCATGTCCAGGGTATCGGCAGAGAATTATCGTTTTTCTGCCAGCTCACGATTGATAGCACTTCATACAACAAGGCAGTATTGATGGCACGAATTGCCATCGATAAACTACATTTCCTGTTGATAACTTTGTATATGCACGTATAATGCCGCGCCATTGATTACCTTTCAGGTAAGAAAAGCGGATTTAAAATCCGAGATAATTTGATAAAAAAGTAGTGTTTTTCTTCTTGTGCGAAGTCGAATCTTTAGGTAGGTTGGAGTTGTAGCGCATTCAAGGCTCTACTAAGGAAATTTAATTTGAACAAAATACAGCCAGCTATTGTTTACACAATGACCTTTTTTGCAATCCCTGTATGGGGAATTTGGCTGCTTTCGCTCGTTAAATAACCAAACACTCTCACGTTATCTGATTTTTAAAGATTTTTCTCACCTTATCCATATAGAATACCCCCGGAACTAACGATCTGCGCAGACGTTGGGTTGTATTAATCTGGATAAGGTGCCTGTCTATAGACGAAACTTCAAATACTGCTTCTGGAACAAAAGTATGGGCTCTGACCATTATGGTCGGGATAACTATTGCAATAGTTAGCTTTTTCGGCTCTCGCTTGGTTAACCAAGTTGACGAAATGGATAAGGCTCTACAGGCTACGAGAGAAGTACAGGCTTCCCAGACAGAAATTATCAAAGGTCAGCAGCGGGACATTGATAACAATGGGAAAGAAATCGAGCGACTGAGAAATCAAGTCGATCGCCTGAAGGATGACAATGCTGCTCTTAAAGCGAAGGCGGGTATCCCACTTACGCTGAACAACAAGCCACCTTCGGGTGGCTTTTTAGTTTCTAGACAATTGAAATCGCTTTGAGTGTGTGACTACATCCCGGTAAGACCAGGCACATTCCCCTGGCGCGGCAAAGCGATCCCCATTGTGATCAAGCTCAGCGGCGAGCTAGGGAATAGTTTTGCGGCTGTAATTCGCGATAAGTAACCGCAAGGCGCGCGTAACCCAATCGGCAGCGCACCGATGGAAGCTGGTTCGACTCCAGCCATCACGATCATTATTTCAGGCTGCCTTCGGGCAGCCTTTTTTATTTCCCCACACAGCACCCGCACATAGCGAGGTGAGAGACCATGAAAATGAATGATTCAGGGAACATCTTCACGCAGTTCTTCGCGTGGGTAGCAGCTCTGGCGTCAGCCATTGGATTTACCACTCAGGATCTGGTGTTCATGTTCTTTGGCGCTGCTGGTCTGCTTATCTCGCTTGCTTCCTACATAAACGGGCGGGTGGATGCAAACCGCAGGCGTAGAGAGGACGAAAAGCGGACAAAAATGGTCAATGACTATCTGAAAGGCGTTGGTGATAAACCCCTTCACGAGCGTCCTGCTGCTGCAAGCGTGGTCGTTGAGGCATTACAAAAGGAAAGTGAGTAATGGGAACCAGAGCAAAATTGAGTGCTGCTGTTCTGGGGCTGGTACTGGCTGGTGCGCCAGCATCCGTCATTCTCGATCAGTTTCTGAATGAGAAAGAGGGTAACAGCCTGACAGCGTACAAAGATGGCAGTGGTATCTGGACTATTTGCCGCGGCGCCACGATGGTTGATGGTAAATCGGTGGTCCAGGGCATGAAGCTGACGCAGGCGAAATGCGACCAGGTGAACGCCATCGAACGGGATAAGGCGCTTGCTTGGGTTGATCGCAATATCAGGGTGCCGCTGACCGAACCGCAGAAGGCCGGAATAGCCTCGTTCTGCCCGTATAACATCGGGCCAGGTAAGTGCTTCCCCTCGACGTTCTATAAGCGCATCAATGCTGGTGACCGGAAAGGGGCATGTGAAGCTATCCGCTGGTGGATTAAAGACGGCGGCCGTGATTGCCGACTAACCAAAGGCCAGAAGAATGGCTGCTATGGGCAGGTTGAGCGGCGCGACCAAGAAAGTGCGCTGGCATGCTGGGGGCTGGACCAATGAACATTAATCCAGGTCTTATCGGCGTTGTCGTTATTGCTGTCCTTTCGGTCGCCCTCGTTAAGAGTTGCTCGGACGCCAGTAACCTTCAGAGCGATAACGACGTTCTGCGAAGTGACAACTCTTTGCAGGGGCAGGTGATCGCCACCCAGGCATTCAACTTCAATCGGTTCAATCAGGTTGCAGAACATGCCAATAAGCTTAACTCCCTGATCGACACCAGCACCGAAGAAACCGTAATCGAATATCGGGAGATTCTCCGCCGTGAAAAAACCTGTGATTTGCCTGTTCCTGCTGACATTGCTGGTGGGCTGCTCGAATACGCGTACCGTTTACGTTCCAGCGCAATGCACGCCGATACCGACGGACCTGACGCAGCCGATGATAGTACCGCTGCCGCCGGCTCAATAACGTACTGCCAGGCTGTGCTCTGGATTAAGCCGCTACTGGCCGTGATTGAGAAGGGCAACAATAACCTGGCTGGTATACGGCAGATTGAGCAAGAGCGGCAGTGAGCCTTTTGCAAAGCAGGGGAGTAAACGGCACTAAGGAGAAAGCCTATTTGAAGTAGCAAAGCGGTAAGACCGTAGCTGAAAGGCAATGCAGCAGTCATGATGCTGCCCCGAGTCGCGTAATGGCGAGCAGGTATAGCATACCGATGTGAGGGTAAATAAGGGAACATGCTCAGGTAAAGCAGCACGAACGCCATACGCGCACCGGTTATAAGCGGCGATGAAGCGACAGCAACTCAAGGGCATGAGCGCAGCCACTGCGAGAGTGTGGCAGGCATTACAGCAGGCATTCACTGAGTGCCTGTGATAATGCACAATAACTCCTCGTCATATGGAGGGGTTATGGAAGAGAAAGAGCAGTGGTTTTTTTCATGGAATGCTTACGATGCAACCACATGGGAGCACTTACCAGCGTATTCGTATGGTGAAGTCTACAGTTGCGATGGTGGACAATCCTCAGGTGAAATATTCGAGTCCTTAATGGCTGAGAAACAGGGGCTCCGAGAAAACCTCTGGATACAGTGCGTAGCATTCAACAAAGTTTAACCGCCTCAGGGCGGTTTTTTTATTGGAGTAAGCAATGGCAAAACCGGACTGGGGCGAGCTTCAGCAACGGTTCCTGTCCGAACATGCCGCAACCGGCGTATCACCAAAAGAATGGTGTGAAGCGCAGGGACTGAACTACGCTACCGCACGTCGATATATCAAAAAACCTTCTGCGCAAACTGCGCAAAAACCTGCGCAGAAAAAAATGCGCACTGCGCAGAAAGATAAAAGCGCAAATGAGCTGGTGGATGATGATGGACTTACCGCTCAGCAGCGCTTATTTGTCGCGGAATACCTGAAGGACAACAACGCCACCGCTGCCGCTGCACGTGCTGGTTATAGTGACCCAAACTACGGTCGCCAGCTCATAACGAATCCTAACGTTGCCCAGGCCATTGCGCGGCAGCAGAAAGCCTCTATTGCGCGCACGCTTGGCAGTGCCGATGAGGTGCTCGCGCAGATGTGGCAGCTCGCCACCTTCGATGCAAATCAGCTTTCACAATATCGCCGCGGTGCGTGCCGTTACTGCTGGGGCTTTGGCCATCAATATCAGTGGCGCGATGCTGTGGAGTTTGAAGAGAAGCGGCTGGAAGCTAAAGAACGCGACAAGCGTGAGCCAGTCGACGTGGGCGGCTATGGATATGACCACACCCAAGAGCCGAACCCTGCCTGCCCGCGCTGCAATGGTGACGGAATAGGCCAGCCTTACTTCGCTGATACCAGGAAACTCTCCCCTGACGCTGCTTTGGCATATTCCGGCGTCAAGCTGGGGAAGAATGGTGTCGAGATAACGGCAATCAGCCGCGAACGGATGTACGAAGCCGTAATGAAGCGCCTGGGCCTGGCCGATAGCGAATTCGCGCAGCGCCTCCAGCAAATCGAAATCGACCGCCGGCAGCTGGAGATTGAAAAACTCCGCAAAGAGCTGGCCGGTGATGGTGATGATGACGAACCAACACCAGTACAGATCAATATCAACGTAGTGGATGCGAGGGAAGAAGATGGGGATCAGCCCGACACTTAACATCCCACAGGCTCGCTTCCTCGCGATGGAGCACAAGTTTAAAGCCTACGTTGCCGGGTTCGGTTCCGGTAAAACGTGGGTGGGTTGTGGCGGCATCTGCAAAGGGATGTGGGAACACCCGAAAATCAACCAGGGTTATTTCGCGCCGACCTACCCGCAGATTCGTGACATCTTCTACCCGACTATCGAAGAGGTGGCCTTTGACTGGGGGCTGAGCGTCAAAATCAATGAGGGGAACAAAGAGGTTCACTTCTACGAGGGGCGACGGTTCCGCGGGACCACAATCTGCCGTTCGATGGAGAAACCCGGCTCGATAGTTGGTTTCAAAATCGGTAACGCGATGGTGGATGAGCTGGATGTCATGGCGGCTGCCAAAGCGCAGCAAGCCTGGCGAAAAATCATCGCCCGTATGCGTTACAAGGTGGATGGGCTGCGTAACGGTATTGACGTTACGACAACGCCGGAGGGGTTCAAATTCGTTTACCAGCAATTCGTGAAGGCAGTACGTGAAAAGCCAGAGCTCTCAGCCCTGTACGGTCTGATACAGGCCAGCACGTTTGACAATGCGAAGAACCTGCCCGCGGATTACATCCCTTCGCTGATGAATTCCTACCCGCCGGAGTTGATTAAGGCGTATCTGAGGGGGCGCTTCACCAACCTGACCAGCGGCACCATCTATCACCAATTCGATCGACGACTGAATAACTGTACTGATGAAGAACAGGCAGGCGAACCGCTCTATATCGGCATGGACTTTAACGTAGGCAAAATGGCGGCCATCGTCCACGTGCTTCGAAATGGCGAGCCGCGCGCGGTACGCGAATTGATAAAAGTTTATGACACGCCGGCCATGATAAAGCGTATCCAGGAAGAGTTCTGGCGCTACGAGGGCGGACGCTATGTTGCCTCCAGGCAGATTTATATCTATCCGGATGCTTCCGGCGATTCACGCAAGTCCAATAACGCCAGCGCCACCGATATTGCACAGCTTAAGCAGGCCGGATTCAGCGTGGTGGTGAATGCCGCCAACCCGCCAGTAAAGGATCGCATTAACTCCATGAATGCCATGTTCTGCAACGGCAACGGTGAGCGCCGCTACAAAGTTAACGTTGCTCGCTGCCCGGTCTATACAGACAGCCTTGAACAGCAGGTATGGGCGGCGAACGGCGAGCCGGATAAATCAGCCGACAACGATCACCCAAACGACGCTGGTGGTTATTTCATCGTGAAGCAATTTCCGATCATCAAACCCACCGGAAAAGTCACTCAACTACGGATGTAACTCCATGCCTGACATCTCAACACCCAATCTGGACTATGGGAACATGGTCGAGGCGTGGGATATCAATGATGCCCTGATGGGCGGCACGCTCTATATGCGACAACTGGGCGAGTCATATCTCCCGCGCTGGCCGAAAGAAGACAAAGAGGACTATAAAAAACGCCTCTCCGTGGCCACGCTTTTGCCCGCCTACGAAGAGACCATTAAGCAAAACATCGGGCGCGTATTTGCCGAGCCGATTAAGCTGGCCGAGAACGTTCCTGATCAACTGCGCGAGTTTGCGAAGAACATCGACCTGGAAGGCACCCGCCTCGATGTCTGGGCTCAGTCATTCTTCGGCCTTGCGATGCAGTATGGCCTCTCCCATGCGCTGGTGGACTATCCCAGGGTGGACCCAGAAAGGGTGAAAACCAAAGCGGATGAGAAAGCTACCGGCGCGCGCCCGTACGTCACAATGCTTAATCCCCGCCAGGTAATCGGATGGAAGTCGAAGATGGCGGACGGTAAGCTGGTGCTCACCGCGCTGCGCATCAAAGAGGTGGTTGTCGAGGACGGTGACGACTTCGGGCAAACAAAGGTGGAGCAGATACGTTATCTGACGCCGGGGAAGGTGGAAATCTACCGCAAGTCCAGAGGTACCGAGGGCGCGGCGAACTGGGAGATATTCGATCAATGGCAAACCTCTCGTAAAGATATCACCCTGGTGACGCTCTACACCAAGCGCACCGGGTTTATGTGTGGTTCACCGCCGCTACTCAACATGGCCATGCTGAATATCAAGCACTGGCAAAGCCAAAGTGAGCAGGACAACATCCTGCACGTCGCCCGGGTGCCTATATTGACGGTGTTTGGGCTTGAGCAGGGAGAAGAGCTGGTAATTGGGTCTTCGTCTGCCACATCGTTCACCGATCGGCAAACCCAGGGTCTGGAATACGTAGAACATACCGGTTCATCCATTGGTGCCGGCAAAGAGTCGCTGGCAGAGTTGGTGGAGCAGATGCGCCAGGCTGGCGCGAAGCTGCTGCGTACGGAGAACACCTCTACCAAATCGGTGGATCAGACCTCCGAAGAGAAAATGCAGGAGCAGTCGCCGCTCTACACTATGGCCACCAGCCTCGAAGACGCGATAGACAACATCCTGCAGATCATGGCTGAGTACATCGGCGAGAAGGAGGGCGGCAACGTAGATGTGCGCACCGAGCTGGATGTTGAGTCGAAAGAATTCAACCCGCCTGCTGCGCTGGCTATTCAGTCCCTGCGCCAGGGCGGTGACCTTCGCCGTATCGATGCGATTAAAGCCCTGCAAAAACTCAACCTGATTGATGCCGATGCGGATCCTGATACGGTGCTGAGCGAGTTGCTGGCCGAGTCTGCGTCACTGAGTGAACCACCTCCGGGGGTGTGAAATGGCCCGTTCCGTGAATGACAGGCTACTGGACGAGACCATCGCGCACGGCTTGTACGTGACGCGTTACGGTACCGGCGTCGCCCGGCGCATGGTCGCGCTGCTGAACAAGTTGGATGCTGAACTGGCCGCCAGGCTGCTGGTGCTGCTGGATGGCAAGCGCGCTGATACCTACAGTGCGCGTCGTCTGGCCTCTCTAATGGCCGGTGTTCGTGAACTGAACCATCAAGCCTACGAACCGGTTAATGCGTCCCTGGAGCGTGAGCTGGCACGTTACACGGATTATGAGACCGGGTATCAGATGGACCTGTTCAGCAGCCTTATACCCGGGCAGGTGCTGAAACACGTCCCGCTGCAAAGCATTGCCCCAGAGCAGGTCTACGCCTCTGCGGTGGCGCAACCTTTTCAGGGGAGATTGCTGAAAGAGTGGGGCCAAAAGCTTGAATCCGATCGGCTGGATAAAATCACCAGTGCGGTGCGTACCGGATTTCTTCAGGGTGAAACCGTCGAGCAGATCGTGAAGCGCGTCGCCGGCACGCCGCAACTTAACCGCCAAGACGGGGTTATCAATGCCTCACGTCGTGACCTTGCTGTTGTTGCCCGCACCGCGGTGAACCATATGGCAGCAACGGCGCGCCAGGAGTTTGCACAAGCCAATAGCGATATCGTGAAGGCCAAACAGTGGTCTTCGACTCTGGACACCCACACCAGCCAGTGTTGCATCATCCGCGACCGCAAACTCTACTCGCTCGATGGCAAGCCGCTGGGCCATGCAATTCCGTATCTGCGCGGACCCGGCAAAATCCATTTTTGCTGCCGCTCCTGCGAAATCCTGATCACTAAATCGTGGGAGGAAATGCAAATAGCCTCAGGCGAGCTGAGCAACGCCACGCGCGCCTCAATGGACGGACAGGTGCCAACGCATACCAGCTATGCCGAATGGCTTGCGAGGCAGCCTTACGCGCGGCAGGAGCAGGTGCTGGGCGTTACTCGCGCGCAGATGCTGCGTGACGGCAAAATCACCGTGCCGGAGATGTTCAATGATGCCGGGGAGTTCCTTACCCTGGACGAATTGCGCCGCGTGGATGCGTCGGCATTTGAGGGGTAGGGTATGCGTAATGATGATTTTCACTGCGTGGGCGATGGCCGTGGCAGACGAAGGGTGTTTGTAAATGGCAATGAGGTAAAGAGCTGCGTTTGGGCGGACGTTAAGCGAGGTGTCGCATGCATTCATCCACACCCGCTACGGATCCATAAACGAAAGCGGAGTGAGGTTTACTCCCGCAAGCTACGCGGCGAAATTACAATCGAATTTATCTAACAGGCTGCCTCAGGGCAGCTTTTTTTATGCCTGCCGCTGAGCGGATGCGACGCGGTGCCCGGGTCGGATGACCCTTTACGTATGGCCGGAAGGCTGGAGCAAAAACAATGAAACTGAAACTTGATGCTAACGGAAATGTGGTCGTTGAAAACGGTATGCCTGTGTACATCCATGATGATGGCAAAGAGATCCCGTTCGATGCGGTCGCAGCGATGACCAAAATCACCTCCCTGAATGGCGAGGCGAAAACTCACCGCGAAGCGAAGGAAGCGGCGGAAGCCAATCTCGCGAAATTCTCTGGCATCACCGACCCGGCCAAGGCGCTCGAAGCCCTGGAGATGATGACCAAAATCGACCAGAAAAAACTGATCGATGCTGGTGCCGTTGACCAGGTAAAGGCGGAGATCACCAAAGTTTTCCAACAGCAGCTGGACGAGGCGAACGGCAAGACCAAGCAGCTGGAAACTCAACTCTACGACGAGATGATCGGCGGCCGCTTCGGTGGCTCTAAGTTCATTTCCGAGAAGATGGCGATCCCGACTGAGTTCGTGCGTTCCTACTTCGGTCAGAACTTCAAAATCGAAGAAGGGAAGGTTGTGGCCTACGACGGCCAGGGCAATAAGGTGTTCTCACGCACCAAGCCCGGCGAGTTAGCCAGCTTTGATGAGGCCCTGGAGTCTCTGGTCGAGTCGCATCCGCAGAAAGATTACATCCTCAAATCGTCCGGTAACAGCGGCGGCGGTTCTCACCAGTCGCAGCACCAGGCCGGGCAAAAAACCATGAAACGCGATGCGTTTGATTCCCTGGATAACGCTGGCAAGCAAGCAGCGCTGAAAGACGGCGTCAGCATCGTCGATTAAATCGAAAGGAGCCATAAATGGCAGGCAATACGATTACTGGTCTGATCCCGACCATCTATACCGCGCTGGACGTAGTGTCCCGCGAGCAAACTGGTTTTATTCCTGCGGTGGCGCGTGACGCGAAAGCGGATGCTGCTGCAAAAGACCAGACCGTACGTGCGCCAGTCGCACCTGCAGCCACCACTGAAGATATTGTCCCTGGTCCTTCAGCGCCTAATTCTGGCGACCAGACCATCGGTGGTGTGGATGTCAAAATCACCAAATCCAAAATGGCCCCGGTGAAATGGAATGGTGAAGAGCAATTGGCTCTGGGCCCGGCTGGTACCTACAACACCATCCTGGCTGACCAGTTCAAGCAGGCTTTCCGTGCGCTGGCGAACGAAGTGGATGCAGACCTCGCTGCGCTGTACCTCAACTCCTCCCGCGCTGTTGGCGCGCCGAAGAATACCCCGTTCAGCATCAAAGACGATCTGACTGATGCTGCGTTGGCGCGTCAAATCCTGACCGATAACGGTGCGCCGACTACCGATTTGCGTATGGTGCTGGGTGGCGAAGCGATGGCATCCATCCGTGGTAAGCAGGCTGTCCTCTTCAAAGCGAACGAAGCGGGAACCGACCAGCTGCTGCGTGAAGGTGTTATCGGTCGCATCATGGGCTTCAACCTCCACGAATCCTTCAGCATCAAGCGTACCGCGAAAAGCGCTGCTGCTGGCTATAAGGTCAATGGCGCGAAGAAAGAGGGCGACATCATCATCGCTATCTCTGCCGGTACCGGCGGTATTGCTGCAGGTACTGCGGTGAAGTTCGCCGGTGATGACAATCAGTATCTGGTCGTTGCGGCTACGTCTTCCACTATCACTATTAGCGCGCCGGGCCTCCGTCAGGATCTGGCAGATCAGGCTGATGTCACCGTGTTGAGCGAATTCGTACCGAACATGGCGTTTGACCGCGGGGCATTCCTGCTGGCCAGCCGTACCCCGGCGATGCCTGAAGGTGGCGATACTGCTGATGATGTCATGAATGTGACCGACCCGGTATCTGGCATCACCTTCCAGGTGGCGCTGTACCGCCAGTACCGTCAGGTGCGTTATGAAGTGGGTCTGGCGTGGGGTGTGGCTGCTGTGGCGCCACGTCATTCCGCCATCATCATGGGTTAACCCAGGGGGCTTCGGCCCCTTTGTTTTTCAGGAGGCCCAATGGCCGGATTAACCAAAGAGCAGCGCGCTCAGCGTGAAGCGGAAAAGCTTGCAGCTCAGCAGGCCGCTGATAAAAATCCTGCCCAGCAGGAACAGCAGCAGGAACAGCAGCAGGAACAGCAGCAGGAACAGCAGCAGGAACAGCAGCAGGAACAGCAGCAGGAACAGCAGCAGGAACAGCAGCAGGAACAGCAAGGTATTAAGCTGGTGGTCATGGTACGTGACACCCCAGAATTCCATGGCGGCCCGCTGCGCGCAGATGTTCATCCTGATGAAGTGGATAACTGGCTGGCGCTGGACTGGCGTCTGGAGGAATAACCATGCTGGTTGCCGATCCCAACTCTCCAGGCTTCAACAGCTACGCCAGCGTGTCAGACCTGCGGGCATTTGCCGCCGGGCGCGGATATAGCATTCCTGCAGATGATGGTGAGTGCGGTCAGATGCTGATGCAGGCAATGGACTTTCTGGAAGGGAAGGCCTGGCGCGGTCAGCGTTCCAGCGCATCACAGCCTCTATCTTGGCCGCGTTCCGGCGTGCGCTTCGATGGTGTTGACCTGTCGAATGATGCGATTCCACAGCGCCTGATTGATGCTCAATGTCGCCTGGCCATCGAATCGCAGGAGATTGACCTCACCCCGTCGGTCGCTGGCGGTGGGGCGGTGACGATGGAGCGCGTCGAGGGTGCGGTAACAGTCCAGTATGAGCCGGGAACGAATAAAGCTTCTCCGTCATTCCCATGGTTCTATTCCGCACTGCGCGGGCTTGTAGTGGGCGGCAACCAGGTCCGGGTCGAAAGGGGGTAGCATGGCAATCGACTATCGCCGCATGCGCGCTACGGCAACGCGGCTCCTGAAGGATAACGGCAAATCCTACCAACTGACCCGAGGCGGTACCACCACCCGCGATCAGTACGGGAAAGAGATTACCACCGAGCCTGTTATCGCGACCGTTACTGGCGTTATCACTGAATACTCCACTCGTGAAATCGACGGCTCTCTGATTGCTACAGGCGATAAGAAGCTGGCGGCCACGTTTGAAACTGAGGTGCGCATCGGTGACATCATTGATATCGACGGCCAAAAGTGGCGCGTGGTACAGCCGAATCCGGTTAAGCCGGCAGACGTGTTGATCTCCTATAACATCCAGCTAAGGACCTGATATGACCAGTTCCGTAAATCAGCCGTTCCTGGCTGCTATTCAGCTGTTCGTTGATGGGTCAAAGCAGGAGATTGACGAGGCGGTGCGCCGGACGGGTATCAAAATCCTGGGTAGGTTGGTGGAGATGTCACCAGTCGGGCAGCCGGAGACCTGGCAAGTGAACCAAACGGCCTCTGCTTATAACACTGCAGTGCGTGAACATAATGCTGCCCTTCGCGATGATCCTGCCAACCTGACCAAATCGGGACGACTAAAGCGCGGTTTGCGTGTAAACGACTCGATGGACATCAAAAAGCCTGAGGGTTATGTCGGTGGTCGGTTCAAGAACAACTGGTATGTCGGGTTCGATAGCCAGCCAACAGAGACGAACGATACCCCGGACGCTTCGGGGCAGGGTTCCAACTTCCGCGGTCTGGCGGTGCTTGAGGTGTTCAGAGTAGGGCAAGTGAGCACGATTTACTTCACTAACAACCTGCCATATGCCCAGGCACTGGAGAACGGACATTCAAACCAGGCGCCCGGCGGTATGGTCGGGTTGACCGCATTGGATGCAGCCCAATACTTCCGCGAGGCAATGAACGAGGTGCGCAATGGCCGGTGACCAGTCCATGCGAATTGCTGAATTGCTGGAGAGCCGGGTGGCGATTATCGCTGAGTCGCTCGGATTGCCGATCGCCTGGCCTAACATCGCTTTTACCCCGCCTGATGATGCCCCTTACGGGCGCGTTTATGTCCTACCTGCGCAAACCGTGGGGCAGGACCTGGAAGGTCAGTTGCGTACATACCAGGGCATTCTCCAGCTCAATATCATTGCACCAGCAGGTAGCGGCGTGACTCTGGCCAGAGGGCTGACAAAGTCTGTCGCAGATGCTTTTCCTGAAGGGCTGCCGCTGGTGGATGGTGACCTGACCGTTTATATCAATGGCCCGCCGCAGGTGCGCCAACCTATACAGGATCGCCCCACATCATCACCCAACGGCACTACCGGCTCTATCACCTACACCACCCCTGTCAGCATGCAGTACCGCGCTGATTACTGACCCGCCGCCCGGCGGGTTTTTTATTACCTAAATTCAGGAGAGTGCTATGGCATTCGCAATCCCTAACGGCTCGCGTGTGAACGTGGCCAAGGCCTATCAGGCTCCCATCACCTTTACCGCTGCCTCTAACGCTACTGAATGCGAACTGACTGTTGCATCTGCCGCTGGCATCCTGGCGGGCGATGTAGTGCAGGTGAGCTCCGGCTGGCTAAAACTCGATAATATGGTGCTGCGCGTTAAATCCGTAGCCGGTACCAAAATCGTGCTGGATTCGTTCGATACTTCTGACACCACCAAATTCCCGGCAGGCACTGGCGCGGGCACGTTGCGTAAAATCGACACGTGGATCACGATGCCGCAGGTGATGACCCTTTCCACTGAGGGTGGTGACCAGCAGACCATCAGCGTGCAGTTCCTGGAAGACGATAAGGCCCGTACCATCCCGACCTTCAAAAACGCCGTGGTGCAGGTCTACACCTTCGCGCACGATCCGCTGCTGGCAATTTACAAGCGTCTGAGTGAACTTGACGAATCCAGCGACACCACTGCTGTGTGGTTCCATAACCCGCGCGGCAAAGCGGACCGTTATTACTCTGCCAAAGTGTCTTTCCAGAAGGTGCCTAAGACCGAAATCAACGCCGTGGAGAGCAACGAAGCGCGTATGAACTTCGAATCGGATATGCAGATTTACCCGATCGCCGATTCATCCGTTACGCCGCTGGCGTTCCTGACTGACCTGCCGGCAACCAAATCGGTCTCTACTGGCTCGGCGCTGGACCTGGCTGTGGTTATGCAAGGCGGCTCGGCTCCTTACACCTACGTGTGGAAGAAAGGAAGCTCCGCCATTCCTGGCAAAACCGCCTCGACGTTCAACATTCCATCTGTGGCATCCGGTGATGCTGGCTCTTACACCTGCGAAGTCACTGACGCGGCGGGCAAAACTATCACCTCTGCTGCTTGCACCGTCACGGTCAGCTAACCACTCGAGCCCGGTACGCCGGGCTTTCTTCGCTACTGAAACCAAAGTCTTTCTTAGGAATCGAAATGACCAA